AGTGAAGTTATTGAACCAAAAGGCGTAAGGTTAGATAACTATATGGCTAATCCTGTTGTATTATGGGGTCATAATCGTGATGAGTATAAGCCTGCTATCGGTAAAATACTAACTAATAGTATCGAGCAAACTGACGAATATATTGATGCGGATATTGTGTTTGATATTGTTAATGATCCATTTGCAGCTATGATAGAAGGTAAGGTTAGGGATGGATTCCTTTCCACTGGCTCAATCGGATTCAATGTCATTACAATATCAAGTGAGCCTGTGTTAGAAGGGCAGAAAGGCGCAACGCTTAAAGAAATAGAGTTGTATGAATTTTCGATTGTGAATGTTCCAGCTAATATAGGTGCATCTCGTAAAGATTATGAGGCTTTCTTTGATGAATGTGAGAAATTAGGCGCTAAAGTTGACCGTGATAGTTACTTTGAAAAATACGCAGAGTATTTCAAGCCTGAAGGTGGCGGATGGGACGAAACGGATAATATGATCCGATATAGAGTTCGTGAGCCTAAATTATTTGTCGAAGGTTCATTCCGCAGTGTTCCAATAAAGAAAGACAAACCACGTGTAAATTCGCTAATGGGAAAATTAAAAGATAATCCTGATGTGATGACAATTCAAAGTCTATCATTTCCAAAAGAAGATGACTGGACGCTATCAAAGGCTAAAGATTGGTTAAAAGACCACCAATCGCTGTTAAAACAATATACTGAAGAGACTGAAGATAAAATAGGACAGGCTATTAGTGCAGCTAATCGTCAGACAATCCAGAGTTGTATTGATGAAATAGGTAGGACTATAAAAACAATGAAGTCGCTTACCACCACTCTTAATGAATTAATAGTGGCAGGACAACAACAGCAAAACTCTAATGATGTAATTAACGTAAAGTTAGATGAAATTGCTATTGAGTTGAAAAATATAATTAATAGCAATCCTAAAATAGAAACTATTTTGGAGAAATTAAGTAAGATATGAATAATAAACCAGAGGCTTTGAAAGTCCGAACACTCATAATAAAATGAAAGGCTAAAAATGAGTGAAGAAACCAAGATGACTACCGATCAGAAAGTAGATGAATTGAAAAGCCTTATCCATCAAACTGCTACGGTAGTTGAAACAGAGCTCAAGGATTCTGCTGAAACTAAGCAGAAACTTGCGAAAATGGGTGAAGACATTACCAATTTGACCCGTGATGTCAATGAGTTCAAAACTATTCAAACTCAGATGCTTGAAAAAGTAACTGATGAAGATGACAAGAAAATGAAAATCTTTGACCTTGCGCTAAAGAAATCGGAAATGTTTTCTCGTTGGGGTTATGATAATAACCCAATTAATAAGGCTATGTATAAACCAAGAACAGAAATCACAAAATCTGGGTATGTGCTTAAGGGGAGTTATGATGGTCTTGAAGACATCATGTTGATGAATGACGCCTGTTTCATTCTCGGATTGGCTAAAGCGCAGAACGACGGTAATCTGCATAAGTATGCAGAATACGTAAAAGAATCTGATACCTACAAATTACTCAAATGTGAATTGGCTGGTAATAAGGCATTCTCGAAAGCCTTAAATACTACTGAAGGTGCTGACTGGGTCCCGACTGCGATGTCAGCCCAAATGATTGATGATATGCGTTTAGCTTTGAAGGTAGCAGCTCAATTTCCATTAATTACAATGCCAGTTCGTTCTGGTTCGTTTGATGTTCCGAATATTGGTTCAAGACGGTCTGCATATTTGATAAGCGAATCAACATCCGACAGTTCTGATAAAATTGCAACTGGGACTCCGCCTTCTGGTAAAACTACATTCCAAGCCGTCAAACACGCATTGAGAATGCTGGTATCTTATGAGATGGAAGAAGATGCGATTGTTTCTATGATTCCATTAATGAGACGTGAAATAACTCAAGCGTTAGCTGACGCCGAAGAGAATGCTATTATTAATGGAGATAATAGTGCTACTCATTTTGATACTGGTCATGTGATTGGAGCTACTGACGTGCGTAAATCATTCAAGGGACTGCGTTATTACTCAAATCCTACAAATGGCAAGGCACGTGTTGATATTGCGACATTGAATACTACTAGTTTGCGCTCTATTCGCAAAGAGATGGGACGTTTTGGTGGTCAAAATATGAATGATATGTTTTGGCTGACTTCAATTTCTGGATATATTCAAATGATGAATAATACTGATGTCCTGACTTTTGATAAATATGGGAATATGTTTACGCTAAATAGTGGTGAACTTGGTCGGTTTGATGGTTCTCCAGTTATTGTTAGTGAGTTTATACCGCAAGACCTTAATGCTACTGGTATTTACGATGGAGTTACAGAGACAAAAACGGTTATTATGCTTGTATCGAAAAATGCGTTTTGGCGTGCTTATAAAGGTTCAATGTTAGCTGAACAGGAACGTGATATTGATGTGCAACAGCATAAAGTTGTTATGTCTCATAGGTTAGATTATAAGCGTGTATGGACAAACGGCTCAGATGAAGATGTAGTTGGTTGTGGATATAACCTTGCATCATAAATATCAAACTGAGATGGATTGGCGAATATTAAAACCAACCACCTCATAATATAAGGACGAAAAGTATATGAGTCATGATTTGATGGAAATATTAAAAAACAAAAGACCTGGTGTTAATCTTGAGGCGTTAACCCATAAGTTTCCGTATTTGAAAGATGTAAGTGGCGATACACAGGGGCTGTTTGACCTTCTGAAGGACTTGATGTTCCTTTCTGGGCTGAATACTATTATTCAAGTCCACGATTGTGAATCAGCTGCTAATTGGACGGAAAGCGATGATGGCACTTTGGATATAACAGCAGGCAATACTGGTAAGCGGGTGGGCACTAATTGTCTATCAATTACAGCAACTAAAGCAACAAATGGCACGCAATATGTTAAAACAACCTACATCAATGAGTCTGGTGCTATTCCGACAAAATGTGGTGTTCGTCAGATGGACTGGACTGATACCGATTATGTAGGATTCTGGAAACATGCTGAAACAAATGATCATTTTGGGACTGATGGCGAATTGCAGTTTGCGATTATCAATGATGGAAAGGTAAATCCAATTAATGGCGTTGCAAGTGATCCGATTGATGTTGATGGAACTGCTGGGACGGTTCACCATTGGTGTGAAATTGACTTGCGGGATTATGATCGTGATAAGGTAGAGGCGATTTGCTTTTACGGTAATAATAGTAATACTGGTGAAACTACTTACATTGATGATATTATTCGGTATAAAATTAGTTATAATAAAGCACCTTACTATGGGTCATGCTTTCCGATTAAATCAGGCACAGTATTAAACGAAGGTGGCACTTGTAGGTGGTCAATTGATGGTATAATTGCGTCTGCGACTGCAGCTAATGTAGCCGATCTTGGTCCCGTGTGGTTACGTGGAGATGCTACCAGAACTGGTAATGCTAAGCGTAATCAGTGGGCTTTTGTTCCTGGTCTGCAAATTGTGTTGTATAAAGCTAATGCAGCTAATACGGCAGGTGATTTGCAAGAATGGGCAGCTGATAGTCTGTATACTGATGTTGCCACAACTGCTACTGGTAAAGGTATGATTATTGCTCTTGAAGCAGCTGGTGCTCAAAACGACTGGGTATTTGGTCTATTGAGAAAGGTAGGGACTTCAGCCTAAATAAAATCACAGGGACGAGGGGGGTTGGTTTTCCTCTCTTTTCCAGCCCCCCTTAACCTGATTGCGGGACAAAATGGATAGAACAAAATCGGATAAGCCAAAAACTAAAAAATTAGGTAAAGTTAAAAACACCAAGAAATTAACTATTGAATATAAAAACAAAATGATAATAGAGGAGTCTCAAAAATGAAAATAATCTATACTGGTAGAATCATAAAACATTATGTTGATGGAAACCTAAATCTTAGACCTGAGAAATGTCCAGCTGATGGAATTGAAATAGATGATTGGAAAGCAAGACAGCTATTAAAAGACTTTCCAGAAGATTTCAAATTAGTTGAAAAAGAAACGAAATTAGATGAAGTTAAAGAAGATGTTCAAGGCAAGCCTAAGCCAGTAAGAAAACCACGAGCTAAAAAAGGAGGTTCGTAATGGGCGTGCAGAGGATATTCAGGACTGAAGAAAATCTATCACATTCACGTGGGACGGAATGGAATGCTTATGCAGCTGGCACAAATGCAGGCGCTACGGCTACAAAATCGGCAGGAGGCGATGGGGTAAGGCATAAAGTTTGCCAAATTAGTGGTCATACTGATAAAGATTCGGTGGTTTCCATTATTGATGGTATAACTACGATTTGGGAGATAGCTATTGATGTAGACCTTGACGGTAGATGGTTTCATGCTACATTTCCAGAGCCATTACAGGGGACGCCTAATACTGCTTTGACTGCTGTAATTGCCTCGTCAGAAACTGATTGTTTTATAAGTTTTGGTGGATTTTCGGATTTGTCTAATTAGGGAGTATGTATGACATTATTTGAGGGCATAACTATTGGATTGGCAATAGGGCTTCCATTGCTTGGTTTCGCAGTCCAATGGGGAATAATCAAAAGTCGGGATTCTCAATATCAGGAAACCATTGATTCTCTTTGGGCAAAAAAAGCTGAAAAAGATGTAGTAAATGAGCAATTTAATACTCTGGCTAAGCAACTATGTGGTATTGAAAAAAAACTTGACTTATATATCAGTATGAATCGAGGTGGGAAATGAAATCGTTTTTATTGAAATTCGCACTTGGTAAGAATATTATTACAGAGTTGAATAAATTAGAACAATTTCGCAAGCCATATTCACAAGAAGGTCGCAAGTTAT